TGCTGGATCAGGCGTATCGCGAACTGGCCGGGGTTGGGATCGAACAGGCCAAGGAAGGCTTTGAGTTATTGGAAGAGACCATACGGGCCTGGGGCGAGGAATCCGGCAAGAGCGTGGATGGGTTCATCGACAAGCTGGACGGCTTAAAGCGGGCGAATGAACGTGTCATTGCCAGCCAGGAAGCGCAGGTTGAGGCCACCAAGGCTGCGGAACAGGCCCAGCGGGATGCACAACAGGCCGCAACACAAGCCACCCGTGCAACCGAGGCCGCTGCCGGTGTCGCCCACCGCGCCGCCGTTGTGCGGGCGAAAGAAGCAGGCGTGGCCCCACCCAGAGGGCCGGTCAGCGTAGAGGAGGCGCAGCGCATCGCGGCCCAGCGTATGGAGCGACAGTTAGGCTTAGGCGTGTTTGGTGATCCCGCCTCAGCCAAAGCAAAACAGGATGCCGCACGTAAACTGCGAGAAGCAATGGGGCCGATCTCGGCGCTTAAAGGGCAGCCCGGCCAACTCATGGCTTTCGCTGAAGGCACGCTGGCGGGGATTAACTTTGGGCAAGGCTTTGGCGGTTTCCAGCAGGGTGGATCGTTCAGGGTTCCGGGCAGCGGTGGGGCTGATTCGCAGTTGGTGTCATTTGCAGCAACCCCAGGTGAACGGGTCAGCGTCACACGGCCCGGGCAAGCGGGCGGTGCTGTGCAGCAGACCATCATCGTGCAGGGCAGCGTCATCAGTGAGCGGCAATTGCAAACGCTGGTAGTCAACGCCATGCGAAACGCCACGCGACTGAATGACGGCGTGCTGAACGTGAACGCGGTGGTGGTGTAATGGCGACGATGGGGATTGAATACACCATCGAGGTGAGTTGGGGCGGCTCGGTTGAGGGACTCTTCAGGATCGGCGTCAGCACGGTCGGCGGCACTGATGTCATCAGTGGCTGGCCCGCCGATGCGGGATTTGAGGATGTGACCGAGGACTGCCAACTGTTCACCCTGACCCGTGGCCGCAGTGACGACCTGGGCCAGCTACTCAGTGGTACTGCAACGGTTCAGCTACGGGACCAGTCGGGCAAATACAACCCCGTGAACACGTCCAGCAGCCTGTATCCGAACGTCAAGCCCATGCGGGCCATACGGATCAAGGCCGCCTACGACGGCACCACCTACGGGATCTTTTACGGGTTCCTGTTGTCGATCCATTCCCAGTCCGATCCCAACCGGCCCGTAACAACGCTGGAATGTGCCGACCTGTTCTCATGGCTATCACAACGACAGCCGACCATCAGCGCCCTGGGTAGCACCACCACGGGGGCCGCGATCAAGGCCGTGCTGGATGAGATTGGATGGCCTGGCAGCCTGCGGTCACTGGATGCTGGTGACACCATCCCGGACTTCAGCGCCGATGGCAGCAGCAGCAGCCTCGACCTGATCAATGGATTGCTGGAAGCCGAGATGGGCGTCTTCTACATCAACGGTTCGGGGGTCGCCACCTTTGAGAATCGCAACGCCAGGTACGCCAGCACCACCAGCAGCAGCACCATTACGGGGGCTGCGAATACCCTGATGCGATGGGATAGCAGCAACGATATCGCCACCATCTTCAATGCGGCCTCGGTGACCCGTGACGGCGGCACCACGCAAAGCGCCAGCGACACCGACAGCATCAATGCGTTTGGCCAGCGCGATATGGGCAACACAACCACGCCCTACCTGGACACTGACGCCGCAGCCCTGAGCCGTGCCAGGCTGCGTGTGGTCCGATTCAAAGACCCCAAGACCCCGGCCAGCGCCAGTTTCGTATCGGCAGCCAGCACCACGGCGGACCTGCTGGCGCGTGACCTCAATGACCGTGTAACGATTACCGAAACCTTCGGAGGCACCAGTGCGAAGCAGTATTTCATCGAGCAGGTCGGTCATACTTCGGATGTCTGGGGCGGTGCCTCTGATGTGCGTGGCGGTGGTTCGCGCCTGCGAACGGACTGGCTACTCAGCGAGGTGCCAGCCACGGGGCCATTTATTATCGGCGTGACCGGCGTCGGCGAAGGATATATAGGAGCATAAGCAATGGCAGTATCTGAAACCTGGACCGACCCCGATAGCCTTGATCGCAGCACTGGCGACGTGCTGACCGAGACGATCTGGGATCAACTCATAAGCAACCAGGCGTGGCAGTCTGGGCAAACCAGCACGGGGCATATCCAGTCGATACGGCTGGGCATACCCGTGGACAACAGCACGGGGGGAACGCTTACGGCTGGAACGCTGGTCTACGTGTCAGGGTATGACGCCAGCACGAGCGCCCCGCAGGTCACCAAGGCCGACGGCGACAGTCGGTTGGCTGAGTATGTGTTGCAGGCCGACATCGCCAATGGCGCGGCGGGCTACGCATTCCGGGGCTACACGCTGGGCAGCCTCGACACCAGCGGATCGTCAGTAGGTGACCCGATATATCTATCCTCGACCGCTGGGTCATGGACCGCCTCGGCCCTGACCGGATCGGCCCAACTAAGCCAACGGGTTGGCGTGGTTGTGACCTCAAACGCCTCCTCTGGCAGCATCCTGTTTGACCTGCCGGGGGAGTTGCTCAAGATTGGCTCAGGCCAGATCCAGAGCGGCGCAGGCGGCGGGCCTTCGCAGGCGACACAGGCTGCGCTGGAAGCCGAAACCAACGAGGATACATACGCGGCGCCGGACCTAATTCGCTTCAGTCCGGGCGTATCCAAGACGTACGTGAAATTTAATGCGAGTGCCGCCGTGCAGGGTACGGCCTACAATACGACGAGCGTGGCTGATAACGGTACGGGCGATTGGACCGTGACCATCGCCACTGACTTTAGCAGCGCAAACTGGGCCTGTAGCTGCACCATCGAGACTGGCTATACCCGCAGCGCGAATATCGCCTCCGCTGGTGGACAAGCCGCCGGGACATTGCAGGTCAGGTCAACCGATAACAACGGCACGCTGGCGGATGGCGTGTACATGCACGTGATTGGTCTGGGAGAACAGGTATGAAGATTATTTACACCAACCCTGCGACGGGTAATCTCTGCGTGGTGGTTCCGGTCTATGATTCGATTGAGCAAGGCTTTTACGCCGATGAAGCCGAGCTTCTGGCGGCGTGCGTGGAGCGCAACGTGCCGGACGGGGTAGCGCATCGCGTGGTCGAGGATGACGAGATTCCATCAGCGCGGCTGTTTCGCAACGCATGGGCTGACGATGGCGCGAACGTGGCCGTGGATATGCCGAAGGCTCGCGAAATCCATATGGATGCCATTCGGGTGGATCGCGATAAGCAGTTGGCCGAATTGGACGTCACGTTTATGCGAGCCGTCGAGGACGGTGACCCTGACGCACAGGATGACGCTAGTGTGGAAAAACAAGCCCTGCGGGATATTCCGCAGGAGTTTGACCTATCGGCGCACGCGAACGCCGACGATCTCGACGCCGCATGGCCGGACGGTCTACCGCGAACGCAGGAACGCTAGGCGATGAACGGCGCAGAGCGTGACGAACTGCGGGCGCTGACCAAGCAGCTTGCTGATTTCCAGGTTGCGGTGACCAGGGTTATCGTTCCACGGGATGAACTGGACCGGCGCGAATCGAGCCTGCGTGACCGAATCGCCCGCTCCGAATCGCGTGGCATCCGGCTGGCCGTTTCACTGGGTGCGTTGAATGTTGCGGGCTGGGCCAGTCTTTTGCTGATGCTGGCGGCGCGATGATTAAGTGCCGGGATTGCGGCGTGACGAAACGGACAGCAGTTGACGCCCGTAGTCAGAACTGGTGTCGGCATACGTACGAACACCAGCGGACGGTCCAGTGGTCATGTCCGTTGTGCCAGCAGGAACAGACCAGGCGGGCGCTAGCCCGTGACCCCAGGCGCAAGCGCTTCAATCTGAGGCTCGGATGAAGCTGGTCTTGCCTGCGCCGATTGGCGACTTCCACATCACCCAGCGGTGGGGTGAGAATCCCGACATCTACGCCCGATGGGGCTACGGCGGACACAACGGCTGGGACTTTGGCTACCCAACAGGCACGCCGGTTCGTACCGTGGCGGATGGTCGTGTCACGGTGGTGGGCTGGGATGAGCATGGCTACGGGCTGTGGGTGGAAGTGGCCCATGACTTTGGCCGCAGTCGCTACGCCCACGGCGTCCCAGGCACCGCAAGCGTGGCCGTCGGGGATGACATCACGGCCCGCACCCAACTGATGCAGGTCGGCACCAGTGGCTTCTCCACCGGCCCGCATCTGCATTTCGAGATTCGTGTAAGTGACCAGCCCGAACGCTATGGCGTGGCCTATTACCCGACGCGCTGGGGCAGCTTTTGTATTGACCCAGGGCCATTCATGCCTGAACCGTATGGTGAAGGCCGAGACATAGGAGACGACGACGTGGACGCACGAGTGAGCAAATTAGAAGCCGAGTTACGCCAGGAACGGGCGAGGGCTGATACCAATTACAACAAGTTCATCAAAAGCGGAAGCTCGCTGGGCTGGACCATCAGGGCGCTGAACCGTGCCGGTGACGGTGTGCTGCCAGAGGATCGCGAACGGTTGGCCGCTGAGAACGCAGAATGGGCAGGCAAGATTTAGGGGTACAAACACCCCAGTGGCGTATAAAATCGCCCCTACGGGGCGCACAGCAGCGTTAGGAGCGTGATGTGAACATTCCACCGAGACTTCAATCAAGAAAACTGTGGGTGGCCGTTGTTGGGCTAATCGTGCAGGTGCTGGCCGTGTGGATCTCACCAGAGCAAGCGCAGCAGGTCGGGCAGAATTTGATGGTGATCGTGTCGGCGTATTTGGTCGGGCAAGGGGTTGCGGATCACGGTAAGAAGTAGTCTCGTTCTGATTGCTGTGTTGGCGGTGACCACCTATGCCACCTACAGGAAACGACAACGACCGAAGCGACCCCCGTATGAGGCGCTTGTCGCCTAGCCAGATACGGTTCAGGGGTACGGTTCGGCAATTCCGCCTCCTGCTCCAGCTACAGGCACTCGCGCTTGAAGGTCGAATCGGTGGGCCTAACGATGGCAAGGCGTTGCAGCCTGACCAATGACGAGCGGGTGGGGCTGGCCGTCCTGCTCATTCTCACGTTCTGGATATTGCTGTTCGGGTTTGTCTCGCCCGTGCGGTAAGACTCGCCCACGATTGCGCTAGAATGGGTTCGTGGTTCTGCATTGCCATGCGTCCACACTATCAACGGGCTGGCCCTCTGCTTCGGCATCGAACGCGGCAGGGGGTTCGGCTTTTTATGGCCCGATAGCAGTTGACACTATGCAAACCCCGATTATATGATTAGGGCATCAGTTGATAGAGATACAGCACATGGCAAGCACCACCCGATCTGTCGAGATGAAGGCCCAGACGTTTGCACAAGCCAAGCCCGAGGCGATACAAATTAGCAACGCCAACCCTGGCAAATACATCACGATTCATTCCTGCTTCGGAGCATTGGCTGGCATACATGACCGCCTGCATGTGTTCGCCCCCACCGATAGCTGTGTGGACTGGTACGTCCTAAATGGCAAGGTTAAGAAGTTCACCGAGGCTCAACAAATTGCCGACCAGAACGCTACCCCAGTGATGCAGTAGCCCCGAAGCTTCCACCGAACAGCCGCCCCTTCGGGGGCGGTTTTTTGTTGGGCTGTGATCTTTGGGGTTTGCATAATGGCAACAGGTCAGTATGATGGGGATACGTTGATAGTTTGGAGGAGCCAAGCATGGATCGGACCATAGACCACATCAATGCCGTCACCGGATTTGCGGAGGGCGACACCTGGGGGCATCCCCGCGACGTGCGGGCCTATTTCGCGGAGTTCCGGGAGCAGTACGCGGGCGTGTATGGCGACGATGAGATGCCAACACAGGATCAGCTAACCCAGTGGGCCGAGCAGGTGATCGCCAGCGGCGTCCACTGCCGGTTCGCCATACGAGGGGAAACCAGCCGTGACAATGCTTAACATTTCCCGTGACTGGACCTATAGCCCCGACACGCATAAGCAGGAGCCGGAACCGTACATATTCGAGGTTGTGACCATCAAGACCTTTGATGTGCTGATGATCAAGACGGGCTTCACTGACGTTTCAATAATGAGTGTGACCCGTGAGGATCTGATGGCCTGCCGTGACGCGATCAATGCCCACCTGGGCGAGAAGCCCCAATATGTCTGTGATGGGTGTGGCGATCTCTATGAACCGAGCCGTCAGCCCAACCCTCACCGCCAGCAGTATTGCGACACATGCCGAGAGGACGGGACGGCTGAACGTCTCCGAAAGCGCGGCCAGCGTGCGCGACAAGCGGAGGCTGATGATGCCGCCACGAGCTAAGGGGGAACGGTTCAACAAGTACTTTGCCAGTGATTCGTTTGTTGAGATCAATGGCGTTCGGTATATCCAGGATGAGGAGGCTGACATGCGGGCGTTGCGCTATACCGTGCGGAAACGCAAGGAACGCAAGGAACGTGACCAGAAACATGCGCTGATCATTAAGCGCTGCAAGGGGCTGCTGCGGCACTACCACTGCGATGCCCAAACGATTGCCGCCCAATGCCAGATCGTGGGGCTGGATGTGGAGGTCAAGGATGTGCGGAGCGCCATGAAATCACCGGAAGCACTGGCGCTGTTTCGGCGAACCCGTCTGGCTGCCGGACGTGTCGAGTGGGTGGTACGGGATGTGCAGGGTGACCCCGACGTGGGCCGCGCTGATGATGATGCGGACTGGGATGATCTGGAGAAAGGAACCGCACAATGAACCCGCTGATTATTGAACACATCGCAACCGTTCCGGTGCGACAACCGCAGCGCATCTACACGCTGAGGATTCCAGGTGTGCTGGTGGCACGGGGAACGCGGGCCGAGTGGGTCGAGGACGCCCTGGCTACGGTAGCCATGATGGTCTTCAGCGCCATGCTGCTGGTGTGGTGGATGGTGGCATCGTGAAGAACACGCCGTATTTCAAGATTACACAGATTGCAGACCGGCACGGGATAACCCGCCAGGCGGTCTATAAGTGGGTACGACTGGGCAAGCTCCGCAATCCCCGAATCCACCCGATTGATGGGTCCAGGTATTGGCTGGAGTCTGACCTGCCGCCGCTGGTCGAACGGGCCGCACCGCCGATGGGTGACCCGTTGCCGGAAGGGAATTGGGAGTAAACTGTAACCACGTTAGATAGGAGTTGATTATGGAACGCATGGCATGGCTTGAAGCCCGCAAGTTATATATCGGGGCTTCGGATATCGCGAAGTTGACCGGCGCAGCCCCAGCCTCATGGGGTGGCCCGTTTAGCGTCTGGGCCGACAAGACGCAGCCCGTGACTGAGGATGAGGCCAACGACCTGTTCTACTGGGGCCACCGTCTGGAACCGCTGATTGCGGCCAAATACGGCGAACTCCATGAGTGCCGGGTGGACCTGTTCGAGCAGGACTACGTGACCCCGTGGCCGCATCACAGCATCGACCACGTAGCGGCTACGCCGGATTATTACGCGAATGGGTCTGGCGATACGCTGCGCCCGCCACATGAGCATCCGCTGGTGGAGTGTAAGAACGTGAGCGCATGGATGGCCGATGAATGGGGGCCGTCCGGCAGTGAGGCCGAGGGCCACATTCCAGAACACTACCTGCAACAAGTCTGGTGGCAACTCGGCTGTGTTGGTGCGCCTGAAGGCGTGATTTGCGCCCTGATCGGGGGCAATGATTGGCGGCAGTACCAGGTCAGCCC